CTCTTTTGACGCTTGACCAAGAACGTCCTCCACAAATTTTCGTCCTTTAGATTTTTGTTTCGCTGTTAAACTATTAAATTGTTTTTCCATATTAAGTCTATTATTAACAGCTTTCAGTTGTTTGTCTGATAAATTCTTGGCTCCTCTTTTAGCTAATTCATCTGTTTTTTTAGCGTCTGAACTTTTACTAGAAGAAGATTTTTTACGTCTTGAACTTGATGATGAACCTTTTCTTACACCCCATTTCATTCCTAACACACCATAATGTTTTAAAAAATCATCTACTTGTTCGTACATATAACCACCTCCTTATTCTTCAGGTTCAACTTCTACTCTAGTTTCAACTTGTGTGTTTAATCTCCATGATAACTCCTCAAGTCTTCTTTCCATAGCGTCTAATATAAATGAAGTATTAGGCGGATCAAATCCTAGTCTAGTTTGATAGTAGATATACATTTTAACAGATTCTATATCATTATCACCATCTAGAAAATCATCCCAAGTCTCATCTCCATCAGATAATATGAAAGGGGTTTCTGGTCCGACGCCTAACTGATTCAGTTTCATAAATGCAGAGTTTATATTTATTTTAATATCCATATCAAACTGGTCATAATCAGATTCTATACCTAATAATTTTTTAATAGTGGTTAATATATTATCCATGTTTCACCTCTATATACTTAGACATAACATATCCTTCTTCAGAATCCGATATCTTTATTTTATTCCACTCTCCGTTTTTTGAGATTAAATGTACTTCTTCATATTGGTCCAGAACAGTTTTTATGTCTGATTTTTTAGTAGGCATCTTTCTAACATTTAGTTGTTTACAATTTACCACTTCATATACTTCTTCTTTTTTCATATTTCCTACCTCCTTTCCATGGACACGTGTCGTATGGTTTTCTTTCTATGGGAGTTTCTGGTAATAAAGATTTATCACTATAATGTATTGCGTTATGAGTATTATATGATGTACATACTAAGAATTCAGGGTCTATTAATCTAGGGGTTCTATTTAAAATATCTTCTTTAGATATAGGATTCAGATGATGTATATAAATCCTACCAAATATCTCATATCCTTCAGTAGACATGTCGCATCCGTTATCTCTCAATATTATATCATCTCTTAATCTTCTCCATTCTCTTGACGTATAGAATAATTGATTTAAATATCTATCATACCCAAAAGTTTCAATACCAACTTTACCGCCTATTTTTAAATATTCAAAACGGTCTATAAATTTTTTAATTTTTATTAATTCAGAATAACTTCTAATCTTCATCACCACCATTTCCAGAATAAGTTTTCATAGCATCAAGAGCTTGTTTGTATAGTTTCTCAACTCTCTTAGCTGATTCCATAGCTTCTACTTTTGCTGCTAATACTTTTTTCTTTTCTTCTAATAATTCTCTTTCGATTCTATCTTTTGTAGATCCTAGTTTTAGAAAGTGCGTTATAACCTGAGACGATGCCGTTCCTTCAGAAAGTTGTTGTTCAGCCAAATTTATAGCAAGTGCAACAAGTTGGTCTTCACGAGCTTCTGGTGTCTTAGCCGGCGGACGTCTTTTTGGCTTAGCATCTTTCTTAGGAGTAGCCATTTATTAATCACCTCCAGTTTTTAATTCTTCAGCTCTTTCTAATACAGATGTTGCATACCAACTAATTTCTCCTTCGTTAAAAAGTTCTTTAGCTCTTTTGTCTCCCATATTATAAGTCATTAATACTAATCGAATATCATCATATCTATTAGATATTTCTGATAGATAATCAACACCTAATAATATGTTTCCATAAGGATCATAAAAATCTTCTACACCTAATCTATCAGCTCTTTCTGAATGCCATATAGTACTAACCTGCATTAAACCTAAATGAGTAGTATTCTTAGCTTTAGGATCATATCTTGACTCATGCCAAATAACACTTTTAACTAAGTAAGGATCAAAGTTATACTGTTTGCAAATATCCTCAACATAAAGATCTATCTGTTCTTCTTCAGAAAGTATTTTAGGTTCTTGTTCTATCGCTGATATATCCTCTTCTAATAATTTCTTTATATTTATAAGTTCTTGCTTTATCTTTTCTAATTCTTCAATTTCATTTTTTAAATCTTCAACTTTATAATTTAAAGTTCTATATTCTTCTGTTAGTTGTTCTTCATTAATAGTTGTGCCTACTAATAATATTAAGGTTAAAATTAATAATAGTATTATTACGGCATCTAGTTTCATTCTATTTCTAGTATTCATATAGTTTAGCTCCTTTCATTATGTGTTTCTAAGTACTTTATACAGTGGCAGTGTCACTTTCAAATGAAGAATACACGTTCTCTTGAAAGGAGTTAGGCTCACCAACCTATTTTTTGTGAAAGAGGACGCTGCCACTCAATAAAGTACTCAGAATTTTTACCCCCGGAGAATTTTTTATGAGGCAGGTGATTAGAGAGGGGGGTACTAATTGCGAGACCCCTCCCCTATGCTAATGACCTATTTATAAGGATTTATACAAGGATAACTGGATTATTAGATAGTATTCAGTCTTCTTTAGTTACTTTTTTATAAAGACCGGTAACATTAAGGCGAACTATATCGTCTATTGCATTCTCTATCTCTAACTGGGTATCTTTTTCACTTAACTCGGGGGATGTCTTTGCTATCCTACCTAGATAGGAGCAAGTATGATAACCTTTGTCAGTATCAAATCTAAACCATTCATCAAACTCTTTGAATGGATCAAACGGATTATCAATAGTTGTTAACATTACATCTTTAGCCATCATTATCACTCCTTTCTAATTGTTTACCTCTTTATTTATAGTATTAACTGATACACCTAAGTGCGATGCTACTTCTGCTTGAGTATAGCCTCTATCTAACATGTTCTTGGCCATGTTTCGTTTACTAGCTGGCATTCCTTTGTTAGTACGTGGTGTAGCTTTACTCTTAACATTCTCATCAGGTGTGTTGTCTAATAGTTTCTTTAACTTAGTATCTGTGATTGCTCCAGCTTGTATAGCTTCCCATTCTTTAGGTGTGAAATCTATCTTGTATTTGCTAGCACCTACCCGGTTACGAGCTTCGGTTAAAGCCTGGGACTTAACTTTCTTAAGGGAGTCCTTATCCATTGAAGGATTGTCCTGTTTCTTTAAGCTTACAATTTTATTAGCAACTAATTGTGCTTTTCTTTCTAAAGGTTTATTCATCAAGGCCATGTTCAGTTTAGCATTCAAACTTTCTACTTCTTTGGCATAGGTTTTCTTAGCAGAAGGAGAATACTTTAATTTAGGAGTACTTAATGCATCCTTTCTAGACTGATTAGCTAAAGCTTTTAGTTTATTAGCATAGGTTGCATACTCAGCCTCTATAGGTGTACCAATATTATCTTTACCAGACATAAGTTTAAATGCATCGTCTGCTTCATACATCTTAGTAGATACAGTTCTTCTCTTTACTACCTTACCTTTAGAGTTTACATAACTATCTCCTGTTTCTTCATATAACTTTTTACCAGTCTCTGGATCCACATATACACGTTTTCTTTTCCCTGTTTTAGGATCTTTAATCCATTTACCTTCAACTCTATGGGGCACATATTTTTTACTCTTAGCTCTTGATATTAAGGTAGCTGCTCCTTTATTTTCTCCACCTTGATATCTCTTTTTTAATGTCGCTATATCATTGTCTTTAAATGATTGTTTGTAATCTAACCCATGCTTTTCCGCATCTATTACCACCATTGAGTGTCTAACTGCTCTTGCTATCTCATTATGATCGGCGCCTTTTATAGTCATATCAGTTATTAAATTTGATATTTTTCCCATTTCTGTCTGTTTAGTAGCCGATTTTATTTTAGGTATTTTATCATTTTTATATATCTTAGGATCGAAATCTTTAAGTCCTTGCAATGGTGCTGATGTTTTTATATTAATACCTTTCGGATTAGGTATTACTAATACTGTGTCACCATCAAAATCTGCTCCTGAAAGCTGTTTTGCTACTTTAGGATGAATACCTATAGCATCTTTTGCATTTTGTAGAACATTTTTAGCTTTAGAATATTTATTATTAACTCTAACTTCTGGTATTTCAAACGTTCCACCATGAGGATGTCTTATAAGTACTACATTTTCACCATTTTTATATGTAGGAGCATAAATTTCATTATCCTTCATTCCAGGAAATGGTATTAATACTTTATTTGATTGTCTTGGTAATGCGGCAGCTTTTAAATGGACAGCATCCGAGTCTAATCCTTCAGCATAAGATTCTAATAACTTTCTTTTTACTGTAGGATTTGTAAGTTTCATTATTTCATCATATTCGTCTTTTTTTATTTTATAATCTAATTCTAATTGTTTTTTAGCTAAAGTTGTTCCTTGTTTTGATAACATCTGAGAAGATAGGTTTCTACTCCATGTATCCCAATCGCCTTCTTCATAAACTATATTAAGAGCTGATGTTTTTTGTTTACCATCTTTATCTATATAAGTTTTTTGGATTACTTCAGAACCAAATGGGTTGTCATCATCTATTTCTCCTGTTATTTTGGTTTTCATTTTCTTAAAAACATCTTTTACAGGAGTTCCTTTTTTCTTATTACTATGGTATACTATATTTTTACCTTGAGGAATATCATCTCCATATACAGCCATACCTTTAAGGTAATGTGTTCCATCAACAGCAATTCTTACTTGTGCATATTTTGAATTACCTAAAGAAATCTCAGGAACTCCTCTTCTAAGTTCTATAAGACCATCTTTATCAGAATCATATTCGACTTTGACTTTCTTAGAACTTACATTAGTAACAGGTTTTAAACCAAAAGCACTATTACCTTCTGAATCTTTTACTATATTACCTATTGTATGTATTTTATGTTTATTCTTAGCCAAATCTACATAGCTAACATCTTCCTTAGTTAGAACTTTAATAGATGTAGGTTTACCAGTTCCTAGCTGTTCTACTTTTACATAATTTATTTTATAACCTTCATCTTCTAACATTTTAGCAGCGGTATTAAGTTTAGTTCTACTAACTCCTATATGTCTCTCAACCCCAATACCTACATCTATAGCACCGTTTTCTTCTATACTATCTTTAAGCAAATCCATAGTTTGTTTAGTTTTATTGGCTCTTAATTCATATTCAGGCTTAAGCATAGCTCTTATAGATGATTCATTTTTTCCTAACTTTTCGCCTATAGCTACGTTAGACCACCCTTTTTCTTTTAGTTTTCTAACTTCTGCTAATTCTGTAGCTCTTCTTTCGTCATTAGCTAAGGATCTTCTAGCTCTATATTCTGTAGTTGACATACCAAAACCTTTAGCTATTTCGTTATCAGTTAAACCTTGATCTTTTAATTCTTGAATTGTTCCTAGGAAATTTATACTTCTTTGATAAGAGTCTTTACCAGAGCCCCATGGATAACGACCGGATTTTCTAGGCGTTCCATAGTGAACTATTTTGTCATCCATTTAACTCACACTCCATTTTTTAATTTTTCTATACGTTTATCAAAAGTTATTATTTTTTCCATTATATATTTTATTGACTTAGGTGGTGGTTCATGTATCAATACCTCGTTTAATTGATAGATTCTTAATTCTATTTCTATCTCGAAAGGATTAATTTGATACTCTAAACAGAATAACGCAGCATAAACTTCCAATTGACTCATGGATGTTCTGGTTTCTCCTGTTTTTAAGTCATGTATTCTTAACTTACCTTTTCTAAAACTTATGGCGTCAGTCGTTCCAAAAGCATTCTCAGAATAGAATAAAACCTGTTCTGGCTCCATTTTATAACCTATAGCATCATTAACATATAAGTTTAACGTTTTTTTAGTTCTAGGGAGTTTAATCCCTAGTCGTATAGCTTCACTTGCAAACTCATGTAATTCGGTACCTCTAACAGTAGCTAAATGTTTTAGATATCTAGAATCTAGTTTTTCATCGTCATAGTTAATCCAATGATATTTACTTGCGCTTAGAAACGCATGTTGACCCTGAAGATAAGAATGATTGTTGAATTTCATCTAGTACCTCCTCTTTATTTTCAGGGCTTATAAAGTTAGCATATCCCATACCACCTAACTTATCAATATAATATTCCTGATTAGGTTGGTGGTGAGCCTTATTACTCCTTTTACATTCTAAAGCCGCCCATTTATCTTTATGGAGAACCAATAAGTCTGGTATCCCCTGTATGTAAGAGGAGTCATTCTTTAAAACCATACATCCTTTAAATCTATGTTTTAATTCTTTTATTAAATCTTTTTGAAATTTATTTTCTTTCATTAAGACAACCTCCTATTTTTAGCAAAAATATAAAGTCAGTTAAGGGCGTACCCTACTTCCTCTATTATAGCAGTTGTTTTTTACGCGAAGGACTTTTTAATAAATATACTCTCATTAAAGTTTTTTTTCTTGTTTAAGGCCTTACTTATACCATAATCTATTTTAGATTTAGATCTAATATGGTAATAATATAAGTGTGTAAATGGAGAATTTATTCTATCTATTCTCCCAGTAGCCTGCTCCTTTATTTTATAAGAATAATTCTGTGAATAAAATATAACAGTATCTGTTTCAACACAATTCCATCCTTCAGCTCCTGCTGTATACTGAACTAAATAAACCCATTTTTTAGTATTAGGAATCTCTTCATGTTTATGTCCATTCCACTCAGAATAAGTTATGTCATTATCTTCACACATAGATCTGAGTAGGTCTAATTCATAATTAAAATTATAAAAGATAATAGCTTTAGGATGCTTTTCTAATAACTCTAAAACTTTATCTATTCGTCTACTGTCGCTATTAACATTTCTTCTCATTAGTCTACAAACTCCAGCTATATCTTTTATTGGTTCTTTTAAGTACGGATCCCATCTTTTATTAAATATAGTTTCTTCTTTCTGTTTATCATATGGTACTATTACTTCTTTGTTATATCTTATAGTTCTTTTTTCATATTTCATATTAACTATTATACGTCTTCTAAATCTTTCTAATTTGCCACACTCTATATAATGATCTACTTTTGGGTATTTAGTAAATCTATTATAAACTACATGTCTCCTAACAAAATCTGTTTTATGTTTATAGAATCCATTAGCTATAAATACTGGAACATAATCCATCCAAGTATCTCCAGGTGTAGCACTTAATAATATCCATCTGTTTTTCTTTGTTATCTTTATAAATGATTTAACCCATGACCCATAACCAACAACTCTCTGTTCATCAAATATAAAGAAAGAATTTTCTACATCCTCATATTTACCTATGTTATTCCAAGAATCAACAGTGAGTTTAACTTTATTTACATTATTTTTTTGATCTGTAGTTATAAGAAACGGAGCGCATTCGCCGTTCCATTCGAGAGTGTCACGTTTCCTAGCTGTTGTTATTATGTATAAATCTTTAGGTTTTTTCATAGGTTTAAATTTACCTTCGTCGTTTATTTTAATTGCGCCTTCACACTCTTTTATAAAATAATACGCTAAGGCAGCACGAGATTTCCCAGAGCCGACCCCACCACATAGGATGGAGCCATTTCTGAGTTTCTCTATTGCTTCTAATTGATGATCATATAATTCTATAGCCATTAATCCTCAAATGGGATTTCAGAACTATCTGGAACGTCATAGTACTTACTAGCAAATTCATCTTCTATTATTGTAACATACATGGATTTAACATATGCTTTTACTCCGGTTTTACCTGATACTTCCCAGTTATACGGTCTTATTACTAAATCTACAGTTTTTATTTCAGACCAATCTAACATATTAACTGTGCCTTCATCTAATAACGTCTTACCATTACCAGATATCAATAGTATTTTAGGTGGGAAGTTTCTATAGCTTACTGCTACTTGTAAGTACGGAGTAGGTTTTTCTCCTTCTTCAACAGGGTCTAACCATTTAACATTCCACCCTATATCTTCTATTTTTACACCATCTTCATAATCGAAGAATACACAGAAATTTCTTTCTCCTGCTTTATTATACTTAGCCTCTTTTCCTGCAAAGTTTCTAAAGCCTATCCTTGCATCCTCTACTGTTAAATTATCTCTCACTTCTTTTTTTCTCATTTTGAAACTCCTTTCATTTATTTTTAAGCTGTAAACCATTCGAAGTCGCCAAAGTTAGATATTTTATCTACAGCTTTATCAACTAATCTTTTATAATAACTTATATCTATGTCCTCTTCTTTATTCAATTCTTTGACCATTTCCGCTTCTAACCATCTGTAACCTTTAGTACCTGTTACAGCATTATATTTGTCACCTTTTTTTCTTAATAGTTCACCTCCACCTTTACCTTTCTTTATAGGACAGAATAAACCTGTTTTTCCTACAAAGTGATAATCATGTTCTCCTTCAGGTAATCCTTCATTAAAATCTAAAAACATTTTTGTAGTTACTGATCTAGCTTCACATTTGTCTTCAAATACTATTGGTTCTTTACTAAATAAAGTTTTAAATACATAAGGTTCGGCAAATTGTGCGCCGGTAGCTAACCATTCATTATTAGATTTAGCTATATATACCGCATCATTAACTAAACACATTTTAGAATATGTAGCTTCATGCTCAAAGTCATACCCATATTTTTTACCAAAGTCGATTACAAATTTAACTATATCATCATCCGCATTTGGTATCTTTATAGAATCTGTCTTTATATGTGCTACTTGATATCCTTTTTCTTGTACTGCATGTTTTAAATCAACCATGAATAAAGCTCCTCTTTTAGCTACTATATTATCTTTATTTTTAGGATCTCTAAACACATTATCAAATTTAGCCGAGGTCATTCCATACACAATATTAATTATAATTTTTAATGCATTAGCTAAATCACTTAAGTTATCTCTGTCTTTTAAATATTTATTAAGTTTACCATCTAGCATATTTTTTACTTTGTCTAATTCGTCATGTTTAATTGCTAATCTAGCTTCTACTAATTCTTTAAAGTTTTTAGTATATTTACCGAAAGCATTTAATAATATTAAACTATTAGGATGCATAGAAGCTACATCAATTAATGCTACATTTTCATACATTCCTGGTTCAGCGTAAACATAACCACCTTCACCAACCTCTTCATCTCTATATATACTTTTACCATAATCAAATGTATAGCCTGGAAATTGTTCACTTAAATCTGTATATACAAAATGTTTTTGAGGCTTTTTATCATCTCCAAATATAATTTTAGCTGTATGCCTTTGTGTAGTATCATTAACTGTTAAACCACTAATATCGGCTAATATTTGTCTAGCTATAAAGTCTTGCTTTCTAGACTTAAACACAGCTTCTGTTGCCACAACATCATTAACACAATATTCAACAACAGAATTCCATAAGTTTTCTGGTACTGGTTCGTCCCATTCTAGTCCTAGTTCCTGATGATGTATACCTAATTCAATCTCAAACTTTTTAAGGCTTTGTTTAACTCTTGAGAAGTCATATATATCAGTATACGATAGGTTGTACGCTTCTCTAAATAAAGAATTTCTACTATTATTAATGATTCTCTGACTTAAAGTATATAACTCTTCATTAGTATATCCTAAATATCTAGCATATAGAATATGATTGTCGTATCGTCTATTATTAAATCCTACAAGCTTTAAATCGAATAACTTCTCTATTTCTTTAGGTTTTGGGTTAACCATTCTAACTGGAAGTTTACCTTCCGCCTTCCATACCACAACAAACAAATTAGGAAATATCTCTACATCAAAGAAAACTAAGTCACCATCATCATAAAAATCTTGAGGTATGACTTCTACTTCCGATTGAAAATGCATTTTAGAGACTAGTTCTACACAGTAAGATGCTTGATTACTACTATTATTAGCAAAAGCTAAAACTTTAGGTCTTAAGTCTGTAACATCATAAACGAGTTCAGAATTATATGCATCTTCTAAAACCTTATATATAAAATCTACATTCGGTTTGGTGTTTGGGTGTACTTCTTTATGTAAACTTTTTAATATTAAGTTACGTATTAATTTTTCATTTTTAACCGTGTCATAATTTATCACTTTATTATCTCCTTTCAAAGGGAGACCTGAGTTAATTTTAGAGATTGGTATATTATTACATTTTGTAAGTTTTCTTCTTAATGAACTATTACCTACAAATACTTTAATCTCTATATCTTCATCATATATTCTACTTAATAGTTTAGGGTCTCCTTCATAAATATAATGAAGGTGAATACCCTTTCCACTTTTACTTAGCTCAGCATAAGTACTAGGCCATTTACTAGCAGCTTCTAGGTTTTTTTCTAAGTCTTTTTCACCTGTTTCATCTTTTAAATCAAAGTCTATAACTATATGTTTTTCTGGAACTTTAACATAGTGTAATTTATTAGTGTTTATTTTAGAAAGTTTAGTATTTACACTTTCCCATTTCCGTCTAGGTATTCCTTTTCTTGTAGCATACTGAGCAGGATAATCAGAATATAACTCATCAAATAATGATGCAGTTTTATCCAACACTAAAGAATTAGGATGTTCTTCTTTTTCCATTAATTTAATTTTTGTAAATTTATCTTTTATGAAATGTTCATAGTAACTTCTTATCTGTTTACCATCTACTCTTGTCATATCATAAAACTTTTTAAAATAACTTTTTAATTCTTCTCTAAACTTATGTCTTGGTAACTTAAAATCTATTAAAGCTTCATCACAATAATCTTTATAAATATCATATGCTTGTTTTAAGGTTATACCTTTTTCTTCTTTAAATGTATAATAGTTTGCTTCTACAAAGTTGAAGAATACATCAGTTTTAAACATCATTTCTAAAGGTCTGTATCCCTCATAATAATTTTTTCCCATACCCCTATAGACTTCCAAACAGTGGTTGGCTATAGCTCCTAACTCAAAATCTATTTGAGACATTAATGTATGGTATTTTTTTGTAGGTATTTTCTCTCCTGTCGGTGATACATCTATAAGTCTTCTAATTATACCAGACTTAGCATCAGTAATTTTTACAGGTTTATTTGTAGCCATAAACAGAAAACAATTAACTCTCGCCATGTAAGAAGGTTTATATTTTTCATTCATTGTCATTTCTTCGTGTGATATTATCGAATTCAGTTTTGTATTATCTTCGATTCTAGAAAGATCACCATCATGTTGTATAGCTACTAAAGGATTATCTTTAAACACCTCTGTAGAAAATGAATTACTAGAAGAGGTTAAAGCTTTAGCTTCGAATGTTGTATAATATCCTTTAAATAATTTTTGTATTATGTTTAATATTGTAGATTTACCTGTACCTGCTTCCCCATACAGAACTAAGAATTTCTGTATATTTTTAGCATCACCTGAAACTATAGATCCTATAGCCCATTCAATCTTAGCTCTTTCTTCTTTAGAATATAATGTTCCTATTATTTCATCATATGCTTCTATACTTCCTTTTTCTAAAGGATATGGTAATCGTTTACTGACGTAGTCTTCTTTTTTTACATCCTGATTTAAAAATGTCAATTCATTATCTAGTTGATGTGAGTTATCAGAAATATGACTTATATAGTTTCTAAACTCTGACCAAACTTTAGAAGAGAAGTCACTCATAAGTTTAGCTCTAACAACCCCATCACTTCTATTTAATATTTTTTCTCTGTATTTCATTAAATCTTTATCTACTAAACGCTGAACGTCATATTCATCAGTAGACCATAATCTTTTTTCTTCATCCCATATAGCATAGAAGGATTTTCCACGGACCATTAAGTCTTTGGATCTTCCAACTTTGAAGTCGGGATATACTTCTATAACTCCACTTTTAAGTGATTTTTCCTTGATGCGATAGAAATCCATGGACTACCCCCTTTTTTATAGAATTTATGTATTGTGTTACACTTGTTACGTTTTTTTGTTAGGATTTAAAACTTTTTATATATAGTGATTATTTTTATAATACTTTTTATAAGAAAAAAGTGTAACATTGTAACAAAACACCCTCAAAACCAGTAATTTCAATACATACAGCGTTTTAAAAAGTGTAACAAAAGTGTAACAATGTTACAAATAAGTGTAACAAAATTATTTTTTTAGACTAATATCACTATTTTTTCTAAACAAAAGTGTAACATTATGCATCCAAAGTGTAACATTTTTCCATTATATAAGCGTTCATTTGGTACCAAAGCTCTATTTTTCTCTGGTCTTTTTTAGGATGTTTTAAGGGAAATAACCCACCAGAACCGTCCTTATCATAATCTCGGGAGAGTATTCTGGTTATAATCTCATCTATCTCTATACGTCTGTCTTTTTGCATATAATAATCGTCATCGTACTTAGCAAGTCCACAATTCTCTAACATTTCCCAAAACCACTTTGAAGGACGCTCTTTTTCTTCCTCTTCGGTTTCTGGATCCGGCATAGCATTATCAAACCTAAACATCATACCAACAAGAACTTCAAGAACAGAACAAGGTCTATTTAAGCTCTCTATTTTTCTTATACCAGTTTCCTCTGAGAAATTAATTCTTAACTCTTTACCATCCTGTAATCTATTATCGTCGTTAGATATAGTCCAGTAGAATTCTTTAATGTGTAAAATATCTACTAAAATATGATGGTTATGCTCTCTCATATCTATCTTATCTAGAAGCCATTCAAAATATCTTTTTCTAACATTAATCTTCATCGTCCTCATCCACCATTCCTAATACGACTTCTTTATAACTTTCTTGCATTCGTATTATTTCGATGTCTACTGCTAACCTTTCATTTCTAACATAAACAATATCCGGATCCTCAGAAATCTCGCCAAATGATAACAATGCTTCATCACCTATAGTGTTAGTTATATCTGTAACTACATCTTCATTATCATCTACTAACACATCATCTTCAACATAATATCCATAAGATAGTTTATCGTAATGATAATTCTCATCACTATATTCTTCTGGTTTTATAAGATAAGGTTTCTTCATAGTCTTTCTATATTTTTCATCATTATGAATATATTGCTCGCTTGGTGGTAGCCCTTCTTCCTCGTCTCTTTCATCCTCAGGAATATACTGTTTATCATAAGGTATTCTTTCACCTTTAGCTCTTTCTCTAGCCAGAACATCTAAGTCTGGTTTAGAATTAACATCAGATTTTATAGTAGCTTTTTTATCCTCTTTC